TTGTATCTGCCTCAAAACACTTTGATATTTTTACCAATCCGAATCGGTTAAGCCCTTATAGAAGTTTTGAGGCAGATACAAATGACGGAAACACGGGAATAGGAATGAAACAATATGCTGTAAAAGATTTCCTCTACGCTTCAGCGTCCGCTAAACTTTATGGTTTAGGACAGACTGCTGGGGGACTTACTAAAATTGTTTATAAAGCAGACGCTACGCAAGGAAACTGGACTCTCCCAGCGTCTTCAGAAGGCAATGGAGCAGTCAAGAGCGGCACATTGCTAGAATACAAAAATTATCTATGGGGCTTTCAAGGTACAACCCAAGTATGGAAATGGGGACTACTATCGGGTTCGCCTTCAATAACCAATTCAGCAGGTATAGTCGGCACGGTCTACAATACAATTACAGCTATTTCAGTAGTTGCTGGCGGCACTCTGTACAATGTAAATGACATTTTATATATAGGTGGAGGTTCGGGTGGAACAGCTATCGTGGCAACAGTTACTGCGGGCGGAGTGGTTGCCACAGTTACCCTATTAGAGCCAGGATATAATTATTCAACAGGCACAAAAGCGACAACTACTTCATCCGCCACAGGTACAGCTTGCACTATCGGAGTAACTACTGTCGCTGATACTTCTGTTACAATTTCAAGCAATGCGCAAGGCATAATCGCTAAAGATGATAATGGATATATTTTTTACAACAACATCGTAGTAAGAATCTATCCAAGTGGAACAGTCCAAGACCAAGCCCTCAAACTTCCAACTAACTTAAAAATAACTTCAGCGTGCAATTTTGGCAACTATATGGCAATCGGCTGTTCACCGATAAATATTTATAACGGTGTGAGTAAAGTTTTTCTATGGAATCTTTACTCCCCCGATGTACAAGAAGTAATTGACTGGGGCGAGGGAGAATTGCGAGTGCTAGACAATGTGGAGGGAATGTTGGTAGGTATTACTGACCGATATTTAAATAATGCTAGTGGCGCAGGGCGAGGTTCAATGATAATTCAGGGATATTCAGGCGGAGTTCCGCAAGTCTTAAAAGAAGTATTCACTCAAAAATTGAATGGCATAGGAATACCTTTAAGTAAAGCGATCAAGAATAACCGTCTATTCTTTTCGGTAAAAATAATGACCAATGACATAGGCACAGAATACAACGAAGGACTTTGGTCTTTCGGCAGAAAAAATGTCAATTATCCCTACGCCCTTTCGCTGGATTATATTTCCGAAAATATCACAACATCAGGCATACAAGGTTTTGGTTCTGCGGGCAATTTCTTTTTTATGGCTCATAGTGGAGACGGAAGTATAGATAAAACTGACGATACAGCTTTGTATTCTTTCACTTCTATTTTAGAAACACAAATACAAAATTACGGCAGTTCGGATATTGAAAAAAGACTAGACAAGATAAAAGTTTCTTTCAGAAAATTAGCGACTGGAGAAAGTTTGGCAGTAAAATACAAAATAGACGGGGCGACAAGTTTTACCACTATCGGCACTTTTAATACAGTTGGAGCAATTTCAAAAACATTTTTACGAGACGAGACTAACGCAGTAGATTTTAAGTCAGGCAAAGAGTTTTTATTTAGATTTGAGTCTACTGGAGGATTAGAAATAACAAGTTTGGAGACTTTAGCCACTCCAATGAGTACAATTTAATGGATAAAAATACGCAAGAACAATTACAAGCCCTCAAAAATGATTTAGAATCCCTGACACAAGAGGTTTACAGAAATAATTTTTCAGGATCACAAGACTTCAACAAATTTTCACGGTTTAATACAAGACTTAAAGTTCCGCATTATGATTTTCCTCCATTAGTTTGTGAGGTAGGAGAAATTATAGAGTCAGGCGGAGTTTTATATCTTTGTAGTTCAGCGAATCGGTTTACATTAGTGTAGAATATATATATGGCAACAACAGTAAAAAAAACAGCTCCAAAAGCAGGACAGCCGGGATTTATCGGCCCTCTTAAAGTTGCGCCTCTTCCCAAAGTTAATTTATCTCTTCCAAGTATGTCTTCAGGAGGAACTATTAAAACTAGTACAAATCTTTTATCACCCGCCGTGGCAAAACAAGCATCTAGCGGAGGGCTTGCCGACACCACCTCAAGCCAGCCGGGCGCTTATAGCACTCGTTCTAATAGTACTCCTCCTCCAGTTTATAAAGGACAGGCATACAACGCCCAAGGGAAAGTTATTGCTAGCGGTTCAAGTATAAATCTTTTAAGTCCCGCAGTAGCTAATCAAGTAGCAACTGGCGGATTCCAAAATCTTAGCGGAACTTCAACACAAACCAATTCTGTTCAAAGGTCTAATCTTGCTTCAGGTATTACTAGCAGCCCCACAACTAATGTCATGGGCGTGCAGGATCTTAGTCCGAGTAATACTAAACTTACTTTTCCTGAACCAAAGGTAACAGATTATTCAATGGACATTCCCACTCCGATTGAACAGCAAAGATTAGATTTAGAAGCTGAACAGAAAGGCACACAAGAGGACTACATTTCGCAACTATTGAAAGATTACAACCAAAAAGAATCAGCTTCGGACATAGATAGAAAACTACAAAAACAGTTAGGCATCAAAGAAAAACAGCAAGCAGTTAGCGACTTGACAGGACAACTTAATGGAATAGTGGCTAAAGGACAAGCCAACCAACTTTCTTTAACAGGTCAGGGACGTGGAATACCAGAAGCCATCATTGGTGGACAACAGGCAGAGATAGGGCGAGAAACTGCTATCGCAGCACTTCCTGTTCAAGCGCAACTCTCTGCAGCCCAGGGCAACCTAGAGATGGCTAATGATAGTTTAGACCGCCTGTTTAAGATTTATTCCGAAGAAGCGCAAAATGAATTTGATTTTAAGAGAGAAGTCAGAACTAAAGTCTATGAGTTTGCCACGGCTGACCAAAAAAGAAAACTAGATGTATTGGATAAACAAGAAGCGAGGGCTTTACAAGAACGAGACGCAATGCTAGTGGATGGAAAATCTTACGCTAAAATGGCTTTTGCCAATGGGCAATCTGCGCTCGGAGCAAAGATAATGGGACTTGATATAAAATCTCCAACTTACCAACGAGATTTAGTAAATCTCATCTCGCAGGTTAAAGACCCAAATTTTCAACTAGATGTACAAATTAAACAACAGCAACTTGCAAATCTACAAAAACAAAATAGTTTACTAGGTGAACCAACTGCGGCAGAAAAAAAAGCTACGGCAAGTGCATTACAAAATGCTAAATCTAGTATTCCGATAATGAATGATAAAATTGAAGCTGTAGATGCCTTATTAACTAACAATGGGCTTCCTTCACGAGTTGGTACTAATATTCTTTCAAGAACTCCGAAAGGATTTCGGGGAACTGCAGGAAAAGCTTTAACTGGTGTGGGATTATTGGAACTTCCATTTGACGCTTATTCAATGCTCTCTGGTTTAGGTCAAAGTTTCGCAGGTGGTGTCCACAAACTCGTTTCAGGTCTTACGCTTGATTCACTTATCGCCGCAAAGGCAAGGGGAGCGACTTTCGGCGCTTTAAGCGAAGGAGAGCTGAATATCTTGGCAAATTCCGCTTCGGCAATAAATGATTGGGAAATTAAAGATGGTAAAGGAAATGGGACTGGAATATGGAATATAGATGAAGGAACTTTCAAAACTGAACTCAAAAGTATTCAAGACCTTACCCGTAGAGCGATATTACTTTCACAGGGAACAATTTTAACCCAAGATGAACAAGGTATAATAAATACAACATTTAGCCCTGATAATATGCCAATAGACCCATCTAACTATTACTAACTTAAAATATATGGCTTTCAACGATAAAGAACAACAAATAATAAAATGGGGACTACAAAATGGAAAATCCCAACAGGAAGTAACTCAGGCAATTACTAATTTTAGAACTGGTGTATTGCCTCAAAAACAAGAAGTTCAAGAACCTTCCTTTTTAGAAGGATTAAAAAACGACTTGAACACTAGAGTGGAAAGAACTGGGGGTATTTTAAGTAGACCAGATTCTTCAATAGTAGAAAAAGGTGTTCAAACATTCGGTCAAGGCGCTGGTTTAGCGGCTAATGCGATAGAACAAACTGCTATGAAGATTCCGGGAGTCAAGCAAGTTGTTCAAGGATTTAGTGCGGGAGTAAAATGGCTATCCGAATCAACACCAATTAAAGCAATCGGTAATGTTATTGGTTCAAACAAAACTGTTCAAGATGTTACGCACCTATATGATACTGACCAAAATTTCAAAGACTCTGTGGACGCAGTTGCTAATTCTGTTCGTTTAACTGGTGATGTTCAAGCAATAGCGGATGTTGCTACACTTACAAAGAATGTTGCTAACAAACTATTATCTCATAATAAAGCGAAACTTGCAGATGTAGAAGCTGGTTTTGAGCAAAATGGAACGACCGCTAATACAGTAAAAATGCAAGATAAATATATCGCATCGGGCGACTATAAACCTGAAGCTGTTTATAGCAACCCATCTGCTAAAATTTATCAGCCCACTGTTGCCAAACAGGTTGTTAGCGATGGTGCGAATAACTTTATAGAACATGGTTTTCAGGAACTAGCTAATAAATATACGAGTATGTTCGGTGATTTTACAAAAGTTACTCCCGAGCAAGTTTTGAATAATGGAAAATTGATGGCGACAGAAATAAAAACTGGCTTGTCTGGACTATCGTCTGGATTGACTGACACATTAAAAGTAGGATTAAAAGGTATAACGGATAGCAAACTCGCTGGTAATATAACGAAAGATGTATTGCCGACTACAGATAGAATAGTAAATACAGAAGTTACTAAAGCGTTAGACTTGACACAAGGAGATGTAAAAAATATCTCACTATCTACTGGGAATGATGTGGGGAAATTTATGGCTGATAATAATTTAATTCATAATACACTACCAGAGACAATCAAAGCAGTAGATGATTTTTTCAGAACAAATTATGATGCCGTTCGAGTAGAAATAAAGAAAGTGTCAAATATATATAAAGCAAAGGATGTTCCACGCTATGAAGAAGCGTTAAAGGCGATAAAAAAGCAGATAAATGACACACCAGGATTACAAAAAGCTAATCAAGAGTTAGACGCATTACTAAAAAAGAAAAACATAACTTTGGAAAATGTACAAAGAGCTAAAGAACTATTAGATGAACACTTTTCATTATATAAAGCTACAGGGGATGTTAAGGAAAGCGTGGCTAAAGCTGGATTAGACAATATTAGAGCTAATTTGAGAAGTTTCATTGAAACTGAAGTTAAAAAAAGTACAGGAGCTGACATAAATAAATTAAATAATAATGTTGCTACCGCACGTTCCATTCAGGATGCAGTAGAAACTCGTTCAACTAGAGGATTAACAAGAGCGACCATTTCTGCGGCAGACGTTATTACATTCTTAACAGGTTCAGGATTTACTACTCCTCTTGGCGGAGCATTGGCTGTTCTTATTAAGAAAATTTATCAGAGTCCTACGTTCAAATTAAAACTTTCTAAATGGCTTGACACCCTATCAGACGCTAAGAGATTAAAGATACAAAATGACCTCAAAAAAGGTATTATCCCACCTGAAATTAAAGCTCAAATCCGACCACTAAAAAGCCGTTTAAGCCCAGAAAATAAAGATATAACCATAAAGACTGCTACAAATAAAACAGTTAGTAAAAAGACTCGTAATGTTTCCATAGGGTAAGTATAGCATATTACGATTATAAAGTCAAGCCCTAAATAATGAAGAAATGCCCTCAGACAAATTAGAAAAATTAAAAGACCTTCTAAAACTCTTGCAAAACGATACTCTTACCCCAGCAGAGGTAAGACAGTTTTTAACTGTGGTGCTTGAAACTATTAAGAAGTCCAAGGATGAGTTTCAAAATCTTTCTGCCGAAACCAAGCAAGTAGTCAATTCCCTCTTACAAAAAACATTGGATGAGAACGCTAAACTAGAAAGGAACGTTTCAAGTGAAACATCACGAGTAAAAAAAGAAGTTCTAGCCGAATTTACTGCAAAGATAAAAGAAACTAAGTCTTTAATGAAAGAAATAGAGTCAATGAAACCGCAAGACGGCAAAGATGCAGATGAAACTAAAATCGTGGAAGATGTTTTGTCTAAAATTCCTAAAGCAGAACCTTTTATCTTAAAAAGACTGGAGGTGGTAGAGGAAATAAATAGGGGCGAAAAAAACTCACTTAAAATAGAGCGAACACAAGTGGCTGGATTAGATGGATTGGTAGATGAAACTAGATTAAACCGAGCTATTGGCATCCTTGACCAGCGTACTCAATTTTTAATAAATAGACAAAATAACGGTGAAGGAGGTAATAGTATATGGGGTTCTATTACAGGCACACTTTCCAGCCAAACAGACCTACAAAATGCACTAAACGCTAAGCAAAATACCTTAATAAGCGGAACTACAATAAAAACTATAAACTCTACTTCGCTTTTAGGCAGTGGAGATATTGTAATTTCAATCGTAGGAACAATCAACCAAATAGCGTACTTCGATACTACAACATCAGTCGCTTCTCTTACTACCGCCACCTATCCTTCTCTTACAGAATTGTCGTACGTTAAAGGGGTTACTTCGGCACTTCAGACACAGTTAATCTATCTTGACGCAACTAGCTCAATACAGACGCAACTTAACACCAAAGCACCGCTAGCTTCGCCAACTTTTTCTACTTCCATAACAGGAAGTTATTTAACCGCTTCACAGTTATTGGCAACTGACGGAAGCAAGAATATCGTATCGTTAGCCGTTGCCACTTACCCTTCTTTAACTGAACTTACTTACTTAAAAGGGGTTACAAGTGCGATTCAAACACAATTCACAGGAAAACAAGCATCTTCGGCGAGCTTAACCTCTCTCGCAGGACTTACTTACGTTTCCACATCTTTTGTGAAGATGACTGGGGCTGGCACTTTTGCTCTTGATACTAATACTTACCTGACTTCTCTTTCTGGTGCAGTTCTTACCGACCAGACAGTTGGGCAGACGATAGGAGCAACGGGAGCGCGATAAACTAAACTTTGGGCTACTGATATAACAGTGTCTAACGCTATCGTAGGAAGCATAACAGGGAACGCTGGCACTGTGTCTAACGCTACCTTAACTACCGCATTAACAGTAAATACAGGGACGCTTACGTTAACAGCAAATGTTGCTAATACTTCGGTATTGACCATAGGAGCAGGGGCTGTATCAGTAAGTGGCGCAAACACAGGCGACCAGACAACAGTATCAGGTAACGCTGGAACTGCAACCGCTTTACAGAATGCCAGAACTATTGGCGGGGTTAATTTTGATGGCACAGCAAACATTACAGTAGCAACCGCAACTGGCGGTTTCACTGTATCAGGAGGTAATCTTGCATTAGGAACTAACTCAATAACAATGTCTGGTTCTATTGGTGTTACAGGAACACGAGTTACAAAAGGATGGTTCACAGACCTTGAAGTTACAAATGTAATTGTTGGCTCTGTAACAGGCAATGCAGCGACTGTTACCACTAATGCAAACCTTACTGGACATATTACTTCTGTAGGTAACGCGGCAGTCCTTGGAACATTCACTTTAGCTCAATTAAATACTGCGGTTTCGGACGCTAATTTAGCTAGAATAGATGCGGGGAATACTTTTGTAGGAGCGTCTACTGCTTCGGCTTGGGTGCTTACTTCTGCGACTATCACTACTAACCTCTCTCCAACTTCCAATGATGGAGCAGCGCTTGGAACAACTGCTTTGCAATTCTCCGATTTATTCCTAGCAGAAGGTGGAGTAATCAACTGGGACAATGGAGATGTAACACTAACTCAAGTAAATAATACATTGACAGTGATAGGCGGAGCATTTGGGGTTGGAATTGTTCCTACTGCGGAAGTGCAATTCTCATTAGATGGTGCAGGTCTGAACAATAATGGAACAACTTTTAACATTTCAAATTATTCTTCTACACATACTTACGACAGACCAAAGATTGATTTCTATAAAGCAAGAGGCACAGCTGCCTCTCCGACTGTAGTGGTAACGGGAGATTATTTGATGAGTATAGAAATACTAGCTAGAAATGCCAATGGGACAGACACATATTGTGGAGGCATTGATATGGTTTCGGAAGGAACAGTGACAGGAGGTAATGTGCCTACCTATATGTCATTTGTTACGTGTCTGACAAATTCTGGGGTTGAAAGAATGCGTATCAATTCAACTGGGACTGTTCTTATCAATAATCTTGCAGGCACAGGTTCAAGAGCAGTGATAGCGGACGCTAGCGGTGTGCTTACTGCTCCTGTGTCAGACGAAACAGTCAAAGAGAACATCAATACCCTAGACTACGGCTTGAAAGAAGTGATGGCTCTCAATCCTGTTTCTTTCACCTTCAAAGAAGATTGGAAGAATATGGGGGAAGGCAGACAGGTAGGTTTAATCGCCCAGCAAGTTGAAAAGATAATTCCCGAAGTAACTTTCACCACACCGACCACAGGTAAAATGGGAATCAATTATGAGAAACTTGTGCCTGTTTTAATCAGAGCTATTCAAGAATTACAAGAACAAATTAAGAAAAAATAACATGGGTATATTTTATATGGGAACAAATGGGTTGAATGGAAGTATGGGTATAGCTTGGGCTAAATATAGTTTTGCAGTTGACGGAGGTTTAGTTAGTACTATAACGCCAGGAGCTTCATTTAATACTACCATTCCAGCGAATGCAGTGTTGGTTGGGGGTGCGGTAAATGTTACTACAGCCGTTACGTCAGCAGGTTTAGCGACAGTAGCTATCGGATGTTCTGGCACAGGTGGTTCTACTACCACCTTACTTGCGGCAACGGCTAAAGCAAGTTTGGGGTTAAATGTAGTTTTATTAACAGTAACCTCTTTTGCTGTTCCAAAAAAAATAACAGGAGCAGGACAAATAACATTTACTATTGGAACGGCAGCTTTAACAGCAGGCGTTATTGAACTATGGGTTCTATATTTCTTGGCATCAG